GCCATCTGCAGGATGGATTTCTGCATATCCACGGGGAAACGCTTGTTGAAATCCTCCAGCTTTGTCCACGCCTGTTCATAGCGGTCGATCAGCGGCAGCAGCTCTTCAATCTTTGCGACTATGCGTTTCTGTTCGTCCAACGGAGGAATTGGAAAGGGTAGAGGATATATTTTCTTCCCCGAAACGACTGGTTGTGCAGTTGCATTATTATCTTGGCCAAGGTTCATATGTCGAAGCATATAAACGAGATACTCTCTATCAATGTTTTTCTCTGGATATGTAGTAATGAATGCATTATCAGTTACCCATGCTTCCTTTTCGGTAACATGTACACTACCACAGTAAAAACCCACACGACCAATGACAACCGTTTTCTTATGGATTAAGCTTTCATTGTGATATCCGGTAATTCCGTTTCCTCCATATACCGGAATATTCCCCTTGCGCATTTGAGATGCTGTTAAGCCTTTCCCTGATTCAATTGAAATAATCTCCCCCAATCGTACCCATTTCCACGAATCAGGAATATCGTAGGGCAAATCGTCGTTAGTAAGTTCAGCCTGAACCTTCCATCTCACTTTTTTTCCATTTGTCATCAGCGTACCTTTTTCAGCTTGAATCAGCTTGTATAGTTCCTCACCGGTTCCTTCCTCCGGACGCTGCTCTACAAGTTTCCCCTGAATGGCAAGCTGCAAAATGCTGTTTTTCAATTCCTGCGGCGTCATTCCTTCTGCCCTCCCAGCTTTGCTGTGATTTCCGCTAACACACGGTCAATCTCAGCGTTCAGAGAAGCACGTTCTTCCTCATATCTCTGGATGAGGTCCATAGGATCAAGGATTTCTTCTTCCTCATGTGGAAAGCCGCACTGATCCAGATTATAGCCCAGAACTTCTGTCATTTCCTGATATGAGAAGCATCTTGCTTTATCAAAACCGTCCACAGACAGAGGCTGTCGATCATTCCACCATTCAATTACCGGTGCAAAATGTTCCAGTTTCATCGGCTTGGTTTTGCTGAAATGCTTATAGCCTTCCGGCATATCCAGCCGATAAAACCACGTCTCATCAGTGGGCTTTCCAGCCTTAAAGAACAGGATGTTGGTCGTAATGCTCGTATACGGCGCGAACACACTGCCCGGCATACGGATGACGGTGTGAAGATTGAACTCCTTCAGCAGCTTTTTCTTGATCGATACCTTCGCGTTATCTGTTCCGAACAGGAAACCATCGGGCAGAATCACGGCGGCGCGGCCTGTCTTCTTGAGCCGGTACATGATGACGGACATGAACAAATCAGCGGTTTCGGAGCTGGCGAGGTCAGCTGGGAAATGATTCTTCACGTCCGCCTTCTCACTGCCGCCGTACGGCGGATTCATGAGGATGACATCAAACTGGTCGCTTTCCGTATAGTCCAGTACATCGTGCAGAAGAGAATTGTCATGATAAACCTGTGGCAAGTCGAGATCGTGGAGCAGCATATTCGTGATGCAAAGCATATAAGGGAACTGCTTCTTTTCGATGCCATAAATAGAGGTTGCGTATGCCTCTTGGTCTTCTGTGTTCTTGATCTGTGGAGAAAGCGCCTTCAGCCAGGAAGTGATAAACCCACCTGTGCCGCAAGCAAAATCCGCCATCTTTTCACCGATCTTCGGCTGGATCATTTTCGCCATGAAATCCGTCACAGCGCGAGGCGTATAGAATTCACCGGAGGAACCCGCGCTCTGCAGTTCGCGAAGGATGGATTCATAGATTTCTCCGAAGGCGTGACTCTCCTCTGTGTCGGAGAGGTCCAGCTCGTCGATGATGTTGATGACCTGACGGAGCAATACGCCGTCTTTCATATAGTTGTTCGCGTCTTCGAACGTGGTTTTTACGATGGATTTTTTGATGGGTGTCTCCGGTGTGACTTCCAATCCCTTCAATGTTGGGAAGAGGGTATTATTTACAAAGTTCAGCAGTGTATCGCCAGTCATAGCATTGCCGGAGCGGTCATCCACAGCCCAATTACACCAGCGGCAGTCGTCAGGAATAATCGATGTATAATCGTCATCGTCGAATTCCCAGTCCTGCTCTTTGGCGTCATAGACCTTCAAAAAGAGCATCCACGCGATCTGTTCAATGCGCTGGGCATCGCCGTTGATACCGGCATCGTTGCGCATGATGTCCCTGATTCTCTTGACAAAAGTGGATAAATTACTCATTTTACGCCACCTCGCTATAGATTGCTTCCTCTAATTCCCGAACGGCCCGAAGATACCCGTCCTTGCCTCCGAAATACTGAGCGATTTTGGAGGGCTTCCCGAATCTCATAAACGGATCGATCTTGAGGATTTCCGTCTTTTCAATTTCATAAATGCCCGTATTCATATACTTTTCAAGAAGGGCTTCCAATACCTCCCGGGCGACACCGCTGTACTTGCTCAGAAAATCACGCTTTTTCACGTTATTTGCCCGTTCTCGGCGTGTGAGCGGCTTCTGATCATATGCCACGTGGCAGATGAAGTCGAAATCGTCCACATCGCTCATGCCCTGATCGGCTTTCATAGCTTCAAGATCAATGCCACGCTCATGAAGCTGAGACTGAATCACTTCTTTTTTCTGCAGCGCATTCCAATACGCGATAAAACGGTCGAGGGAAGCATACTGACCGGTAATGTTCGTTTTTGTGTAATCAATTATGCTCTCATGGCGCAACAGCTTCCCGTTCGCGTCATATACGGATACGGTTTTACCTATGATTTCGACAGAACAGCCGTCTTCATCCACAATGTATTTGTCGATGGTTGGAGGGGGAGGCGTGTCTCCACCGCCGCCAGTGCCGCCCCTGCCTGTTCCGGAGCCGCCTTTACCAAAATCATCATCCTGCTCTATCGGACCATCCCAATCCGGATCGGCAAAGAGGCGGGTGACATTGCGGAAATCCATGACCGCGAACGACAGCTTGCCCTCCTTTTCACGGATTCGGGTGCCGCGACCGATGATCTGCTTGAACTCCGTCATGGAGCCTATCATCTGATCGAGAACAATGAGCTTTGTCATTTTGCAGTCTGCGCCTGTGGACAGGAGCTTCGATGTGGTAGCAATGACCGGATACGGTGAAGCGACAGAAATGAAGTAATCCAGCTTACTCTTTCCATATGTATCGCTACCGGTAATGCGAACCACATAGTCAGGGTTCTCCTTTACCATATCCGCATTCAGATTGGAGAGCGCTATGCGCATCCGCTCCGCATGCTCCTCCGTAGCACAGAACACAATGGTTTTCTGCATGCGTCCGGTTGCTTTCAGGTATTCCGTGATTTCCCTTGCCACCTCATAGGTGCGGTCTTCGATGATGATGTTGTAATCGTAATCGCTGTTGGTATAGATGCGATCCTCTATCTCCTGACCATTTTTATCCAACTGTCCTTTGTACGGACGCCAGCCTTCCCCGATATTGGTCTTGACGTTGATAACTTTAAAAGGAGCAAGGAAGCCATCCTCAATGCCTTCACGCAGACTGTAAGTATAAACCGGTTCTCCGAAATAATCGATATTGGAAATATACTTCGTTTCCTTTGGTGTGGCGGTCATACCAATCTGCGTTGCCGAAGAGAAGTATTCCAGTATTTTACGCCAGTTGCTGTCCTTCTTTGCGGAGCCTCTATGGCACTCGTCTACTATGATCAGATCGAAGAAATCCGGTTTGAAGAGACTGGCAAGGCGTCCCGCAGCCTCATCTTCATCAGTCTCTGCCGCATCATCCTCACGATCTGTCAGCTGCTGGTACAGCGAGAAATACACTTCGTGTGATGTGACCGTTGTCGGATCATCCTTGGCGAAATTGATCTTGTGTATTGTTTTTTCGAGAGGCGAGAAATCCTGCTGGATGGACTGATCCACAAGGATATTCCGGTCCGCGAGGTACAGCACTTTCTTCTTCATTCCGCTTTTCAGCAGACGGTACACGATCTGAAAGGCTGTATATGTTTTTCCGGTTCCCGTTGCCATTACAAGAAGAAGCCGATCCTGACCACGCGCAATCGCATCCACCGTGCGGTTCACCGCATTTCGCTGATAGTAGCGCGGAGCATAGGTTTTCTGGCTCGTGTAATACGGTTGCCGTTGAATCCGTTTTTCTTCCTCATTTAGTCCCTGGCCGTTATTCGCTCCAGTTTGATATCTTGTAATCAAGTCATCCGGGGAGGGAAATTCATCCAGTGAGAGCTGTCGCTCCAGTCCTGTCAGAAAATCGTGCTCATAAAAAGCGTCGCCGTTTGAACTGTACGCAAACGGGACATCAAGCATCTGGGCATAAGTCATGGCCTGCTGCAAGCCAAATGATACGGTGTGGTTGTTATCCTTCGCTTCAACAATGGCAATCGGATTATTGGCACTGCTGTAAAGGACATAGTCAGCCTTCTTGGGCCGTTCGCGCACGACCATATTCCCCTTAAGGTTGATCTTGCCGTCCGTGATCTTCGTTTCCATTGTGATCTGGCCGAGGCTCCACTTTGCAGTGATGGCAGGCGTGATAAACCGCAGTTTGATATCTTCCTCGGTCATCTGCTTCTTATCAATCATGATTTAAGCCTCCTTGCCGATATCAAACCACTCTTTTTCAAGATTGCTGAAATCAATATTCCGGGATTCACAAAATGCTTTGATGTTTTTCATGGCGACCATATTGGGCTTCGCTCTGCCGCCTTCCCATCTGTTGACAGACGAGAACGAGACATTAAGCTCCCTTGCAAAGGCTTCCTGTGAAAGAAAGCAGTGCTGCCGAATACTTCTCAATTCCTCTGAAAAACTCATCTCCGTGCCTCCCAAACATGACCAGTCAACGATATAGCATTATTATATCACGCCTTTGTGAACATTACTACTGCCGCCAGAATAATGGTGGCAGTTTTTTTATTTTCATCCGCTCAAAATGCTGCCCCATCTCCAGTGGAAGGTGTAGGGTACAAAAACTTCCCGACGCCTTCGTCAAAACCGGCCTGATGCCTCCAGTGGAAAGTGAAGGAGGACAAAAAATGCCGGAGAGGCGGACCACCCCGCTCCATTTTGTCCCATGGGTACTGAGGACGGGAAGCCCTCGGAAAGGATGAAAAGCCAATGTATGAAAAACTGCCGCAAACCATGAAAGACCACGGGGCCTTCTGCCTCTGACAATACGAGAAGGACCGGAGGGGTCGGATGACCAAGGTGCCGTATCAGACGAACGGCATGAAGGCCAGTTCCACGGACAGGGGATCGTTCTCCAGCTTCGATGATGCCGTCAGCCACATGAACGGATACTCCGGGATCGGCCTCGGCGTGTTCGATGGTTTCGCCGCCATCGACATCGATCACTGCGTCACGGACGGAGCGCTGTCGGAAATAGCGAAGGACATCATCGGGATCATGGACTCCTATACGGAGCACAGCCCCTCCGGGACCGGCGTTCGCATCATCTTCCGGGTCCGGGACCTCTCTTATGACAAGGACCGCTACTACATCAATAATCGCGGCATCGGCCTTGAGGTGTATGTGGCCGGGTACACGAACCGCTTCGTCACCGTGACCGGAAACCGGATCAGCGGCAGCGACATCGAGGACAGGCCCGACGCGCTGATGACCGTACTGGAAAAATACATGCTCAAACCGGAAAAACCGGTCAGCGCCATCTCGGCTCCCGGCAGCTATCTGACCGACGCCTCCGTGAAGATGAAGGCAATGGAATCCCGGCAGGGCAAGAAGTTCACAGCCCTGTGGAACGGGATCATCCCGGAGGGCAAATCCCACAGCGAGGCCGACGCTGCCCTGTGCTCCATGCTGGCTTTCTGGTGCGGAGGCGATACCGAGCAGATGGACCGGCTGTTCCGGCAGTCTGGTCTGTACCGGGAAAAATGGGAGCGCGATGACTACCGCATCGGCACCCTGAACAAGGCTGTCGCGCTGGCTACAGATTTCTACCGCCCCACGGGGAAGAAAGCCTCCGCCGCAGAGGATTTCGACGATCTGCAGCCGACGGTCATGGCCCTCGCTCCTGCGGAGAATGACCGGTATCCGTGGAACGACATCGGCAACGGCAGATTGTTCGCTGACATATTCCGGGACATCGCCCGGTCCGTGCCGGAGCGCAAGCAGTGGTACATCTACGACGGGACGCGCTGGGTAGCGGATACCGGCTCTCTGAAAGCGATGGAACTCTGCAAGGCGCTGGCCGACGCCATCATGCGCTATGCCCTCGATATCCGGGATGAGCACAAACGCAAGAGTTACATCGACTACTGCCGGAAATGGCAGAGCCGCCATGTGCGTATCACGATCCTCTCCGATGCCCAGAGCGTGTATCCCATTTCCATGCAGGAATTCGACAGCGACCGCTTCCTGTTCAACTGCAGCAACGGCACCCTCGATCTACGCACGATGGAATTCCGGGAACACAGCGCGGAGGACCGGCTGACGAAGATAACACCCGTGGACTTTGTGCCCGGTGCCCGGAGCGACCGCTATACCCGGTTCATCAGCGAGATCATGAGCGGCGATATGGACAAGGCCCGGTTCTTGCAAAAGGCGCTCGGCTACTCCGTCAGCGGCGATACCCGGTTCGAGTGCATGTTCTTCCTCTACGGTGAGACCACCCGGAACGGCAAGAGCACCCTCATGGAGAGCATCTTGCGCGTCATGGGCGATTACGGCAGAGCCGTCAGGCCGGAGACCATCGCGCTCAAGCACAGCGTGAACAGCCAGAATCCCAGCGAGGACATTGCCCGTCTGGCCGGTATCCGCCTCGCCAACATCTCAGAGCCCAGCCGGGGCCTGCTGCTGAATGCCGCGCAAGTCAAGAGCATGATTGGCAACGATACCCTCAATGCCCGGTTCCTGCATGAGAACAGCTTCGACTTCCAGCCGCAGTTCAAGCTGTACGTGAACACCAATTATCTGCCGGTGATCACGGATACGACGCTGTTTACCTCTGGCCGTGTGCTGATCATCCCCTTCGACCGGCATTTTGAGGAGTATGAGCAGGACAAGGGCCTGAAAGCGGAATTCCGCAAACCGGAGACCCAGAGCGCCATCCTGAATTGGATGCTGGAGGGCCACCAGCTGCTGCAGACGGAGGGCTTTACACCGCCGCAGTCTGTGGTGGACGCCACCAACACTTACTATCACGACAGCGACAAGATCGCTCAGTTTGCCGAGGACTGCCTCATCGCTGATCCCGGCGCTGAAACCAGAACGGCGGAGATCTATGACGCCTACCGCACGTGGTGTGCCGGGAACGGCTGCTGCGTGGAGAACAACCGGAACTTCATCGCGGAACTGCGGAAGTTCGACGCTGGCAAGGTCATCCGAAAGCGTCCCCGCTCCGGTGGAGAGAAGACCACAGTGCTCATGGGCTACACGCTCCGTGAGGCCGTGGAATTCCTGACATAATCACGGGGCACATGGGGCAGCGAGTTCTGGTTAATTCATAAGAGCGTTTTTCTATAGAAAAAACCCTAAGTCAGCTGCCCCTCGTGCCCCAAAGCACGAAAGGTGGTGATCCCATGACGCAGCACGTCCGTTCCCCCTGTGACCGATGGGTAGGGCCGGTCTGATCTCTGTGGCCCCTGAGCCACGGACCGCCGCCCCCTCTCTTATGCGAAAAAACCGGTTCAAACAGGGTATTAACCCCTCAATCATGATTGGAGGATAAAAACATGATCCGTAGATTCATTTACCAGAAAAAGCCTGTCTACACGCAGGCCGACAAGAGTATGTTTTCCACCCGCGATTTCACATGTGTCAATCTGTTCCTGACCAAGAGCGGAAAGCCTGTAGCCCTGTCGGAGGGCAACAGCGCGGCCCACTACAAGTGGCGGGTCCAGTACGGCTTTTCCTGTGTGGTTTTCAAGACCTATGAGGAGGCCATCCGCTTTTGCAGGGATCGTTTTTACGATCTGGACGGCAATCGCCTGAACGGAGGCCGCGCATGATCGACAAGAGCGTCCCCGGCGATCACGCCACCAGGTATTATCCGATCATCGACATCGACGATACCGGCAGGCACAAGGCCGCGCTGATCCCGGCAATGTCGGACGCGCAGCTGAAGCGTGACAAGAAACCGTATCTGGAGGAGATTGTGCCCCACTTCTTCCATCTCCGTAATGGGGACGCAATCCGGGCCGAAATCTCCTGTCCCCGCTGTGGAAAGCGGCTGGAACACTACATCGACTACAACAACGAGGCTGTATACATTTGCAGCCATTGCCTGTAAGGAGGGCACGATTATGAACAACGAATTGATGAACAAAACCTACGCAGCGATGACTTCCAACTACCATGAGGCATTTTGGAAGGCTATGCACGGCAGCGAACTGGCCTATGGCGATATGGATCAGGCCAAGATCAGCGCCAACGGCGGTACCTATCTGTTCCCTGCCAAGACGGCATCCCGGTTCTCCGCTGCATTGAAGAACACGAATCTGCTCCGTCAGATCGGCACGGTGATGTCTGGGCCTGTCGGTGATGGGATGTTCTGGATGGGCGATATGGACGACCAGCCCCAGTGGGTCCCGGAGAATGATCCGATTCCCACGGGCAATGACACCCTTGGTCCGAAGGAACGGGTGCGTTCCCATAAGCTGGCGATTATCACATCTCTGGAACTGGACATCGTCAACGAGGCCGCTTTCGATCTGGAAGGCTATCTCGTCGGGAAGTTTGCCAAGGGCTTCGGCAAGGCCGAGGAAGATGCCTTCATCAACGGGACCGGCAGCAATATGCCGAAGGGCATTCTGCACGATACCGCTGGGGCCGAAACCGGCGTTACCGTCTCCGGGGAAATCTCTTTCGACGATGTGATGGGCCTGTACTTCTCCGTGGATAAGCGTTATCGCGGCAACGGCATGTGGCTCATGAACGATGAAACGGTGCTGAAGCTGAAGATGTTGAAGGATCAGTCCGGTCAGTATCTCTGGAATCACAACAGTGATACCGTGCTCGGCAAGCCGGTCCGCATCTCCGAATTCATGCCCTCTGGCGGCAAACCGGTGGCGTTCGGTGATTTTTCCTACTATTACATCATCGACCGTATGCCGCTGACCGTCCGTCCTTTGGTCGAGCACTACATTGCAGGGAGCAAGATGGGATACCTCGGTGTCGAGTATCTCGACGGTCTGCTGATCCGTCCGGAGGCTGTGAAGGTCCTGAAGGTGGGACAGTGATGGACAGCGCCATCACCACTTATAAGGACCGGGCCTGCCGCAGCAGAGAGATGACCATCGGGAATACAACCTTCACGGTCATCTCGGTCCAGAGCGATGCAGCGAAGGAAACGGCCTATGACAAGGTCAAAAGGTTGGTGCTGGACAGCGTAGAATAGGCACGGAAAAGTTATCAATCTGTTCAAAGCTAAAACCCAGATATAGCTTGCGTCCCCCGCGATAGAGAGCGAATATAGAGTACCCGCTTGGAGACGGTCGGAAAGGAGGATTTTTCATGAATAAGAACACAACTTTATATAGACCGTCTTCTTCTATCGCAGGAGGCAAAATCACTGCCCTGTACTGCAGGCTCTCGCGTGACGATGACCTTCAAGGGGAGAGTAACTCCATTGTGAATCAAAAGGCCATCCTCAAAAAGTACGCTGATGACCACAATTTCCCGAATACCATGTACTTCGTGGACGATGGTTACAGCGGGACGAATTTCACCAGACCGGATTGGCAGCGGCTTACCGGCCTGATCGATGAAGACAAGATTGGAATCGTCATCGTCAAGGATATGAGCCGCCTCGGCAGGGATTACCTTCAGGTCGGCATGTACACGGAGATGGTGTTCCCGGCCCACGATATCCGCTTCATCGCCATCAACAACGGTGTGGACAGCGAGAATCAGGTTGATAATGATATGACCCCGTTCATCAACATTTTCAATGAATTCTACGCTAAGGACACCAGCAAGAAGGTGAAAGCTGTATTCCGGGCCAAGGGCAATGCCGGAAAGCCGCTCTGTACGAATCCGC